GGTTGAGCGTCTTGCTACACAGGTCTACCACGGACGAGATGTTATAGCTATCGTCGATGCAGTTGGTATAGGAGCAGGAGTTTATGACTCACTTCTTTACAACAGAAAAGTTAACACGCTTGCCTTTATGGGGAGCGAAAAGGCTTTTCATGAGACAATGTACACTAAGAAGCGTGATGAAGGCTACCACAAGTTACACAAACAGATAAAAGATCTTCATTTCCCCGTAGCTCCGCCAGAAGAATTGAAAAAAGAGTTAGTTAATATCGAATTTGACTATGCTTCTGGTCTAATCCAGTTAAAACTTACCAAAAAAGACTTGGTCAAGCGTCTTGGTCACTCACCAAACTTTGCTGATGCGCTTATGATGAGTTGCGCTGTTGATAGCTTTGCTGTACAAAATAAAGGTATGTTTGTGCCAAGGAGCGCATCGGTATCAATGGCAACTATGTTGAGTAAAACACTTAATCCGAGCAAATATGGTAAATATGCAAAATTCTTTTAGCATTATGCAAGTTGCATTTTGCTTATGGAGAAACCAATGTTCGAGAATTTTTTCTCTAAAAAAGTAGATAAGCCAGCAAAGGCTACATTTCCGAGAACAAAACTTGCTTCTCTGCAAGGCTCGCGGCATGTATATGGTTCCCCAGGTATTGATGATGGCATGAAGGGATATCATAGCTCTACGCTGGAGCCTTTAACAGAACTTCTTGCTCCAACAGGCTTGCTCATTTATAACAAAATGAGGAAGAACGATCCTATTATCGGTGGACTGATGTTGTTGCTGTCTACCGTAGTTAGAAGAATGGATTGTTACATCGACGGTCCTAACGCAAAAACCGTTACCGAAATCCTAGATCAGATGAGTACACCTTTCACACAGATTCTCGATGAAATATCTAGTGCATTTACCTATGGCTATTATCTAGGAGAAAAAATCTGGCAGATGAAAAGTGGCACAATGTTGCTTACTGACATTGAACCCAGGCTTCAGTCTACAATAGATTCTATTAATGATGACTTTGGTCTTGTTAATCAGATGTCAGCAGGTGGTCCGTATAGTACGCCTTACGAAAAAACTCTTCATGTTGTGCTAATGAGCGAGAATCGTTCTCCATTTGGCATATCTATGCTACGACATCTCTATAAACCATATTATTATAAGATTTCTATTGAGGCCGCGGAAGCTCTTGCCATTGATCGTGACCTGGGTGGTTTGCCAGTTCTTAAAGCACCGGAGGGATTCGATTTTACTGCGGCTGATTCTGGTTCGCCTAATTATGATGCTAACGTAGCTGCTACACTAGAATGGGCAATTCAGCTAGTTTCATCTGTTCGACGTGATCAACAGCAGGGTGTAGTTATTCCTGCCGGATGGGAACTTACCATACTTCGTGGTGAAAATCGTGCATCTGTTCCTACGTCTGACATAATTGCTCGTTACAATACTGAGATGGCTACAGGTATACTAGCTAATTTCCTTTCCCTTGGAGCGTTTGCTACAACTAATAACTCAAATTCACAAATGCACGTCACTAATTTCTTGGGTGCTTGTGACGCCTACGCAAAAAACATTGCTGACGCTTTCCAGAAACAGGTAATCTACGATATCTGTCGTTACAACAGAATAGGTAAAGAGCCGACAATACATTTTGCTATAAAAAATTATAACTCTTTACGAGATGTAGGAACGTTTCTTTCAAGCCTTATCGAAAAAGGTGCCGTACAACCTACTGAATCCATAGAAAAAGCTATTCTTGCATTATCTAATCTTCCTTATAACAAAGAAGAGGCTGAAAAAGCTAAGGAAGAAGCAGAAAAGAAAGCAAAAGCTATTGCGAAAAAACCGGCTGTTGATGAAGGAGGCGAAGATGCCTAATGTAATTCGTGCTTCAACTATACCTGAATATGTCTATGATGCTTACAACACACAGTCAAAGCGTAGAGGCTTTCCTGCTTCTTACTTCTTGCTGGTAGATTCTACAGGCAATCGTAAGTTTCCGTTCCGTGATCCTAAGTCTGGTGCTATCCACTGTGGACTGCTTAGGGCCGCAATGTCTCGTGCTGGTCAATATAAGTATCAGGATGTAGAAGAAAGAGCTAGGAATATTTACGAAAAGAGTTGTAAAGAAAAGGAAAAAGAGTTTCATCTCAAATTGTCTGAGATGCGTGGCGAAGAAGTTTTTGGTATTGTATACGCTCCTGACGAGAAAGATGCTGACGGGGATGAAATGTCAGCCGAAGTTATTATGACTGCTTGCTACGAATATAATACTTTCTTCCGTAATACTATGTATAGGCATAAGATGCCGCTTAACGGTGATCAGGTAGTATTGCTTGAGAGTTATATTGCACCGATAGACATGAAAATAAATGATCTTGATGTTAAAGCTGGTTCTTGGCTACAGCGTTGGCAGATAAAAGACCCGTCACTTCAGGAACAGATCAAAAATGGTGAGATAGTGGGATTCTCTCTAGGGGGTTTTGTTATAATAGATGATGCGAGTAGTTCTGCCTGACTCTCCTCCATGTAATGTTATGGCCCCGGTTTACTGACTGGGGCTTTTCCTTTTTAATTGGACAAAACATTGACGAAAAAATGCTATTCAGTAAAATGGTAATGTGAGGATTGAAAAATGGCTAAAATAAAGAAACTCTTAGTGCAAGAAGTGTCTCTTGCAGCGTTCCCCAAGAACGGCAAAAAGTTTTTAATCGTAAAGGATTCTAACCAAGGAGGAATTACTATGGATCGTGTTCTGAAGCTCATGGCTTTTCTTTCTACGAAGTCGGCTGAGATTCCCGAAGTCGTAAAAGACGAGCTTAAGACCATCGCCAAAGATATTTCTACGGCTGATGTTCTGGATGTCTTCAAGGAGCTGTTCACTGGTTACATCGTTGAACAGAAGAAGGACGGTATCCAGCTCGTCGATACCAAGAAGTTCGACGTTCTGGAAAAGGATTCCTGGCTCAAGAAGCCCGATAAGGAACCTGAGATTCCGCAGGTTTTTAAGGATCGGATCGAGGCGCAGGAAAAGGAGCTGTCTGATCTTCGGATGGAAAGGTTCACCAAAGATGTTACTGCTAAAGTCGGCGATAAGCTCGTAAAGGACTTCCTGCCGCTTTATGGTAAGCTTTCCAAGGAAGAGACTGACAAGATTCTTGATGTGTTCGCTTTCATGAAGGACATTATCAATGAACTTGGAAAGGCACAGCTTGTTAACGGTAATCGGTATGCTGCCAAGGCTGCTGACCTTGAAGCTAAGATCGAGAAATACGCGAAAGAGCACGGTATGCCCGTTGTGGATGCTTACGCAGCTTATGCTAAGGAACATCCCGACGAGATGGCTGCTCTTGAGCAGTAAAGGAGGATTTTTAAATGGCTGCTAATGAAAAGGATATTCGTTGTACTTCCATCGTATCTGCGAATAACCTCGTAGGAGCTGAGCATTACGTTGTTACCTGGGCTGGTGCCAAGACAGCTAACAACACTCAGGTTCCTGCTGGTGTTGTTCGGAGGGGCAGGGCCAATAATCTTGCTTCTGAGATTATCACCGCTGGTTCCTGCATGGCTTATGTAACCCTTGGCGCAAACCAGAGCGTTGCTATTGGCACAAAGCTTTCTGCTGGTGCTAATGGATGCTTCGAGGTGGCTGGAGCAACAACTTATGTTGCGGCTGTTTCTCTTGAGGCCAATAACACGGCTAACAACACGCACCTGCTCAACGTGCGTGTGCGCCCGTAAGGAGGTGAATGATGCCTCATTGGTCTGATCAGATGGCTCCTACCTATATCGCTAATGTAGCGAATAGGTATATTGTGGATAAGCCGCTTACGGCGTTTGAAATCTTTCCTATGGTTAATACCAAGCGTCTGACCGGCTATATTGGAACTTACACCAAGGCTGACTGGCTTCGTATCGGAGAAGTTGACCTTTACAAACGTACTGGTGCAACTGAGTCCTTTGGCGATGATTATGCGGTGAGCAAGACCACATATAATGTGGAACAGTATTCCTTCCACAAAGACATCACCAGAGATGACATGAACGAGTTTGATAACCCGTTTGATCCTGTTAATGACTCTGTTGACTTTGTTATGTCCCGCATGGGCAGGGTTCTGTTGAAGCAGCTTATTGCTACCTTCTTCACTACTTCTGTTTGGGCAACAGATACTTCTCTTGCTTCGTATCTGTGGACTGACAAGACCGACAACCGGAGTGACCACGATCCTGTTGATCATATCATGGATGCTCATGAGGCAATCACCAAGGTTACTGGTTACAAGGCTAACAAGCTTATTCTTTCTTGGGATGCTTATAAGGCTCTCAAGACTAACACTCTTATCATGGACAGGATGAAGACTGTTACCGATAAGGTTGTTACGGCAGATATGCTGGCTAAGTTGTTTGAAGTAGATAAACTCATTATTCTGGACTCTGTTAATGAGGCAGGCACTGACTTCCTTACCACTAGTCGTGGCCTTCTTTGTTATACACCGTCCCGACCGAGCAAGTTCTCTCCTTCGGCTGGTTATCATATCAACTATACTGGTGGTGACATCGGCAGGCCGATTCGCACCCGTAAGATCCTTATGCCGGAACTTAACGATTCTGTCAGGATCGAAGCTGATATGTACCTTGACCAGCTTGTTCTTGCTAAAGACCTCGGTGTTTATCTGTACGGTATGTGCTAACTCTGACCGGGAGAGAGGGAAACCTCTCTCCCACCTTTTAAAACTATGGCATTGACTGAAGATCAAATACTTCTTGAAGTTGGAAGTGAGGTTCTCGACGAACTCACTGACAAAGAAAAAACTTCGATCCTGAATAAGTATAGCTCAGGTGAGGAAAAACTTGCAGCGATGAAGGTTTTCTACCTGGCTGCTTTGAAATACAAGCCTACTTATAAGATGGGATCAGCTTACGAGGAACTCTCTTCCAAGTATAAGAGGTATTGGGACATCTATTGTCATTTAGCTAAATCGCTAAGTGCTGGTGTAGTTACTGGTGGTTCACACAACAATAACTACAGTAATAATGTTAGCGCAAATAATAGTGTTGAAGTGGATAGGTGGAAATGGCCAGGACAAATTCTATAATTACTATTGCTTCCCGCAATAAGTCATACAACGGTACACATGGTAATTCTACGTCTAACAACTATGCTGCGTGGATACAAGAAGGTATAAACACAGAATCAGTATCTAGTGTTTTTGGCGGCTCAATCGAGAACATTGATAGAGCAAGAGGACTAGCGATTCTTTTTGAGGATGTTAATCTCACCAACTGTTATATGACTTATAACAACAGTAATTATGAGATTATGAAATATGCCAAAATCCTTCATCTGAACGGGACTGTTAGACAGGTAGAATTTATCTATGGTTAAAGATATTCGCCAACTCTCTTCTGACATAAATAGAAGGTTACGCGAAATTTCTCATCGTGAAGCCTGTAAAATAGTCGATGAAACTATAGATGCTATGGATGACGCTATTCCGGTCGATACATGGCGTTTAATAGATAGTGGTTTTGGTTATGTAGATGGGGATTTAGTAAAGGTATCTGATCAAGGGCGTAGTCACAACAGATTGCCTATTGTGCAGCCTCCAAATCCTACTGCCTATAGTGGAGCTGATTTTCACCATGAGCTAACAATAAAATACCATACGCCTAAGCCTAGCAAAAGGTACGGGATTTTTGATTATGCTCCTTATGTTTTAGAAGGAAGGGAAGGTGTTACACGCTTTGTAAGAACAGCACGTTTTTACTCTCGTCGTGCTATAGCTATAAAAGCGATAGCATCTAATCCTAAAATAACAAGAGCAAAGGTACAAGCGTCTATAAGAGCTGGTTTGCAAAGAGGTCTTACTAGAGTTGGTAGAAGCATAGCTGATGAGTTAGGGAGCCTATAATGGACGAAACAATACTTGCTTATATAGCAGATCAGACATCTCTTGTCGCAGACGAGGATCTTTTCATTGATGAGTCTGCCGCAGAGGATCGTAACTATGTTTTAGTCAAGTCAATGCAGTCGAGGTCGATGTTTACCGGCATACAGGTATTTGACACGACTATTATTATATGTGATGTTGTTTATGATACTGCTAGAAGCAGGGCAGCAACATTGGAAGCTTTGTTTGACGGAAAAAGAGGCATTTCAGGTAGTTCTTGGGGGACTATTGGTGATGTAGTCGGTCGCTATGAAGGAACTGACACGATGAAACGAACTGTCTACACAGTAACGTGTAAGATCGGAAAACAGGAGGATTAAATTATGGGATTCGAACTCGGCCCTTGCCAGATTCTCTACGGTAATATCGGAGCAAGTATGAACAACATGGTGGACTTGGGCAAGACCTATGGTGGAGTAACTCTTTCCATCGAGGAGTCTAAGCAGCAGCTTAAGTCTGACCAGTTGGGCGAAACTCCCGAAGATGAGAGTATCACTGGCCGTACAGTGAAGATTACAGCGTCTCTTGCTGACATAAGCCTTAACTCATTTGCAGTTATTACCAATACTACAGTCAGTGGTACTGGTAACAATGCTTATGTTCATGTAGGGTCTGGTGCTGGTACTTCGCTAATGACAGCTTCAAAGAAATTCGTTTTGAAGCCGTATGAAAATGGTGCACCTTCAAACAACGCTTTACGTTATATTACGTTGTATAAAGGTGGTATATCTTCAGCAGTTGAAGCAGTTTATGACTCTTCAACACAGCGCGTCCTTAAGTTTGAGGTTATAGGTTATCCCTATAACAACGCTAACAATGCGATTGTTGCTTTTGGCAACTCTAACATTGCTTAAGGAGCTTAGTTGTAATGATTAACTTTGGCCCGGCGACCATAACTTGGGAAAGCACTAACCAGCTTGTAAATGGCGACTTTGAGTTGTGGTCGTCGGGTAACAATGCTAATAACTGGACTGGAGAAGTTGGTCTAATAAGCAGAAACAATAATACAGTTTATAGTAACATATCGTCAGCTTGTCTAACTTCAAATGGAACAGCCGAAGCTCGATACGCACAAAATATACACGATGTTAAAGGTATTGCCTACTGGAGAAATAAAACAGTTACACTTTATGGTTATGTTCTTAGTAGCAACAACAATAATATTGCTCGTTTAGGCATTTATGATAATAATAGTGAAACATATAGTAATTATTATACAGGTAATAATAATTGGCAATATTTAAGTGTGTCTAAAAATATTGCAGCTAATGCCGAATGTGTAAGAGCACGTATTCGTGCTGCTACAGGAAATTATAATGCTTACTATGATAAGCTCTTTTTAGTTGAAGGCCCCTACACCCTAGGCAAAACCTTCGGCGGCGGTTCTCTCCAACTCTACTACCACAACTCTATTGGAATGTATACAAAAAATCTTTCCTCCTTAATCTACGGCGGGGAAGGTGTTTTGCATATGTTTCAGTGGAAC